TAACAGTTGTACAAGGCACGTTTTAATGTGCTTTGTGCTTAGTTGTAAAAATAATTGTATAAATTTTGTAAAATGTCATATTTTTTTTATTATATAATTATATGTTTATTTAGTACCTATTAAATCTTAAGTATGTATTCATACCTAAACATTGAGAGATAATCAAATAAAAATATATTTCTATGTACTGAGGGTAGCTATACCCTTTTTAAAAGTGTTAATAAAATTACATTAACATATAATAAAATTACAATTATTTTTATTACTTTGTTGCAAACACATTACTATGTTAGAGAAGATATTTGAATCTCATAATAAGTGGATAAACACCACATTAAAGTTTGGATGCAACAGAGAAGAAGCTGAGGACATTGTTTCTCATATGTACCTTGTTATCGGTAGGATGCTTAAAAAGGGTTTAAACATAGCTTACGGAGATGAAGTAAACTATTACTACATTTACTTAACTTTACGTTCTACCTTTTTACAGATGAAGAATAAGCAGAAGAAACAAAACAAGATATCATTAGACTTGGTGCTTGATTTAGAATCTGGAGAGTACATTGATTTTAATGATGCAAATGATTCTGTTGAAAAAGAACTGAGTAAATTACATTGGTACGATAGAAAAGTTTACAATCTAATACAAGATGAATATAGTATTACAGAACTATCAAAGAAAACAAATATTACATACCATTCATTGTATAATACATACAGAAAGGTAAAAGACAGATTAAAAGAAAAACTAAAAGAATGAAATGAAAAATACTATTGTTAAATATATAAATAGATTTGATAAAAATTTACACATAAATATAAATGACGTTTCATATACTGAATATGAAAATAAAGCTCAAATATATATTGATTTTAAAAACCAAGACATAACAAATCTAATTGAAAGTTTAAGGTTTTATTATGATGTTAATAATGAAATTGTTAATATTACAGATAGATTTTCTGTTTTTACTTTTTATATAACTTGTGATATACCTTTAGATTATATAGAAATACAAGGTGAATTTAATGAAGTTTATAATGTAGAAACACAAGTTTTTTTAACTTCAAGAAATTATAAGATGGTTTACAATAATTATCTAAAATCTCAAGAATGGTATATTCTAAAAAATTTAGCATTAAAATATTCAAACTACAAATGTAGTAAGTGTGGTGAAACAGAAAATTTAAACATACATCACTTAAATTACAATAACATAGGCAATGAAGAGATAAGTGATTTAATTACTGTTTGTAATAGTTGCCATAAAGAATTTCATAAAATTTAAAAGAATGAAACTAGGAAACCTTATTGAAAGAATAACATACTACACTGGTATCAAATGGTTATGGAAGAAACTATATCCAGATTGTAAGTGTAAAGAAAGACAAGAAAAACTAAATCATATTGAGCTATGGTAGAAGATAAAATTATTTGGCAAGGTGTAAAACAAAGAACAACATCAACAATGTCAAATGAAGATTTTAAAATAATGTGTAAGCTGCATTCAAAGTATTTTAACCATAAATATAGTGAGCCTTGCACTTGTAATAAAAGAAGATTAAGACAATGGATCGAAGAACTAAACAATAAATTAATATAAGATATGATAACAGATAAAGAATATATGGGAATTGGAATAACATTATTCAAAGTAGCAGTAGTATGCTTTTTAGTAGGTATATTTGTAGGCTGGTTAATATTTAAATAAATAAGATATGTACAAAAAGAAACTAATACAGAAGCTTCAACAACTGGTTGATAAATTACCAGTATCAGATAAAAGAAAAGAAGTGAAACAAGACTTACTTGATTTAAAACTAAGTAAAACAGATTATCACTTTATAACACTAAAAGATAAATATAAAGATGAAGAATAAAATAATATTATTGTTACTAATAACTTTTTTAAGTTGTAGTGATCCAGAAGAAGAAATTTGTAATTGTAGAGAAAATAGTTATGAAAGAACTTATGAGAACTCAAATAGCTACAGAGATAGATTAATTAACCAAAGAGATATTGATGGTTGTTATACATTAGAAAAAGCAAAAGTAAAACAATGGTACACATCAGACAATTACACAATTGTACAATGTGATGACTATTTATAAAACAAATAAGATATGAAGAATAAATCAACAACATTACTTGGATTGATTACCTTTTTTTTAGTTGCATCCTTAATAGCTTTTTCAATTATACTAACAGTAATTGGATTACAAATATAAATTTAAAGCCTAGCAGTAAAATGTTAGGTTTTTTTTATTATATAATTAGTAAACTAATTTAAACTGATTATGGACGGAAGAGCAAATAACAAAGGAACAAAAGGAAATAAAGGAGGTAGACCATCTAAAGCTGAGGAAGTTAAGATGATTGAAAGACTTACACCATTAGAGCCAAAAGCATTTAAAGCACTTGAAAAAGGAGTAGAAGAAGGAAACTTTAAATACGTTCAAATGTTTTATAATTATTATGCTGGTAAACCAAAAGAAACAAAAGATATATCTATAACATCAGAGCAACCTTTATTTGATTTAGATTAGTGTTTCAAGTTACAACTGCAATAAAGAAACTTTATAAGTTAAAGAAACGTAAGAAGGTAATTCAAGGTGGTACATCAGCTGGTAAAACATTTGGTATATTGCCAATTCTTATTGATAGATGTATAAGAACACCTATGCTTGAAACAAGTGTAGTATCTGAATCTATACCACATCTTCGTAGAGGTGCAATGAAAGACTTTCTAAAGATTATGGTAGCAACCAATAGGTTTAGAGATAACCAATGGAATAGATCCTCTTTAAAGTACACATTTACAAATGGTAGTTACATAGAATTCTTTAGTGTTGAACAACCAGATAAACTAAGAGGAGCAAGAAGAAATGTATTGTATGTGAATGAAGCAAACAATGTACCTTTTGAAGCATACACACAATTAAGTATAAGAACATCTGGAGATATCTGGATTGACTTTAATCCAACTGCTAATTTTTGGGCACATAAAGAAGTTGTAGGCAACGATGATGCAGACTTTATTACATTAACATACAAAGACAACGAAGCTCTACCAGAAACGATTGTAAAGGATATAGAAAGTGCAAGAGATAAAGCAAAGGATTCAGAGTATTGGAGTAACTGGTGGAAAGTATATGGACTTGGTCAAATAGGAAGTTTAGAAGGTGTATGTATTCCAGATTGGAAAGAGATAACACTACCAGCAGAAGCAAGGTTATTATGCTACGGAATGGACTTTGGGTATAGTGCTGACCCATCTACATTAGTAGCTTTATATAAATACAATGATGCTTATATCTTTGATGAGGTAATATATCAAAAGAAATTACTAAACATAGACATCTCAAACTTGTTAAAGCAAAATAATATACAAGAGATAATATATGCAGATTCAGCAGAGCCAAAATCAATAGCAGAGTTAAAGAGTTACAGACATAAGATACTACCTTGTACAAAGGGTAAAGATTCAATTGTATATGGTATCAACTTAATAAACCAAAACAAAATATTTGTAACAAGCAGAAGCAAGAATCTTATTAAAGAATTACAAAGCTATACTTGGATGAAAGACAGAGAGGGGAATACTATTAACAAACCAATTGATGCTTTTAACCATTGTATTGATGCAGCACGTTATGCAATATCATCTCAGTTAAAGAATCCAAATGCTGGTAAATACTTTATAAGATAAATGGATAATGAACAGATGATTGCATTTGTAGAGTGCTTTATACACCATAGAACTGGAAAGCAAGTAAGGATTGCAAAGCCAACAAAACCTCAACATTATTTACTACTTACAAAAGCCTATGAAAATTGTAAGGGTTTTTTTATAAAACATTAACAAAAAAGTATTATATAGTTATGAATATAGAGATAAATGTACCAACATCATTAAATGAGATTACTTTAGGACAATATCAGAAGTTCTTAAAAGTAGCACAAGAGAATCAAGAAGGTAGCTTTTTAAATGCAAAGATGATAGAAATCTTTTGTGGTATTCCTTTATCTGATAGTTATAAATTAAAGATGTCAAGTGTTGAAGCAATAGTAGATATCTTAACAGAGATGTTAAATGAAACACCAACACACATAGACAAGTTTACATTAAATGGTACTCAGTATGGATTTATACCAGACTTAGATGAAATGTCTTTAGGAGAGTATGTAGATTTAGATGGTAATGCATCTGATTGGCAAAAAATGCATATTGCAATGAATGTATTATACAGACCAATTGTAACAAGTAGAGCTGGTAAATATAACATAGAAGAATATACTGCCGATGATTCAGAGAAGATGAAAGCTATGCCATTAGGTGCAGCAATAGGTAGTCTTTTTTTTTTCTACAATTTAGGGATAGAGTTATCGAAGCATACGATTCTTTATTCCAGCAATCAAGAACAGATGGAGATTATTCAAGAGCAGCTAATTTCTCAGCAAAGTGGGGATGGTACTCATCAATTTTTAGTCTCGCTGGAGGAGATGTTAGAAAACTTGAAGATATCACTAAATTAAATATACATCAATGTTTTACTTTTCTATCATTCACAAAAGAAAAAGCAGAGATTGAAGCACAACAAATAAAAAGTAAATTTTAGATGAAAGGATTTTATCAAGTAACGGAAACAATAAAGAATCAATTACTATCAGATGTAAATGTAAATACAGTAACAACTGGAGATATTACAAAGATTGATTTAAGCAAACAAACTATATTCCCTTTATCACACATCATAGTAAATAATGTAAATAACGAAGATAATGTATTACGTTTTAATTTATCTATTTTGTCTATGGATATTGTTGATGTTTCGAAAGAAGCAGTTGTAGATATCTTTAGAGGTAACGACAACGAACAAGATATACTTAACACACAATTAGCAGTACTTAACAAACTATCACAAGTATTAAGAGGTGGTACATTACACCAAGACTTATACCAGTTAGATGGCAATCCTAGTTTAGAGCCTTTCTATGATAGGTTTGCAAATGAAATAGCTGGATGGGCAATGACATTTGATGTGCTTGTAAACAATGATATTGATATATGTTAAAGAACGTACAACAAGAGCTGAATAGATTTGCTAAGTATGTGATTCAACAATCAAGAACGAATCTAACAAAAGGTAAAAAGAATAGTTCTAAGGCACTTTATAATAGTTTAGACTACAACTTAAACGTTAGTCCAAATAGTTTCTCTATGAGCTTTATAATGGAGGACTATGGTATATTTCAAGACAAAGGTGTAAGTGGTATAAAGAAGAAATATGATACACCATTTAGTTATAAGGATAAAATGCCACCTCCAAGTAAAATGGATAAATGGATTGTAAGAAAAGGTTTGAAAGGTATAAGAGGTAAGGATGGTAAATTCATATCAAGAAAGTCTTTACAATTTATGATTGCAAGAAGCATTTATAATAATGGTATTAAACCAAGTTTATTTTTTACAAAGCCATTTGAGAAAGCATTTAAAAACTTAGATAAAGACATAATAAAAGCATATCAATTAGATGTTGAAGAACTACTAAAATTTACAACAAATGGGA